TATGACGCTTTTATTAATGAACCCTCACCGGGTCCAAACTGGAGAGCTGTAACAGATTTAGAACCAGATCCTATCAGAGCTAAAGTAGATAACTATCGTATTCAAAATAACATTGGTACAACAAATGGTCGTGTTAGACCTGTTGTTGACTCAACGTTTATGAAGACATTAACTAGAGTTGGTAATGATGTACGTGCTGGTCAACTAAAACAACTGTTTGACGAAAATATTGGAGCTAGAGTTGGTGCTATTATTAAAGGTAAAACTGTAAAACCTAAGCAAATCAACAGAGCTGTTACTAAATTATATGATCAGGTATTTGATCCTGATATTAGTCTCAGTAATATGGAGAAGATTATAGATGACATGAAAGGTAATGTGTACCAACACGAAGCCTTTATGAATCCAGAGGAATGGAAGATAGTTAAAGAAGCATTTGAAGATGCCTTTACTGATATCTATGATCCTACTGTAATGCGAGCTTCAGCTATGGTAACTAACCAAGCTGGCGGTACGATTGCAGATACTTCTACAGCTATCAATATGATTAGCGATATAGCTGATACAGGTAGGCAGCATGAAATTATATTAGACAAGTTACAGTTCTTAAGTAACGAAGTTAAGATCAATAAGTACATAGCTAACAAAGCTGATGAATATAAACGCATATCAACTCAGAATCCAGCTGTAGTACAGCAGTGGTTACTAGATCAGAAAGGTGCGTTTAATAGAGGTGTTAGCAAAGCTATCTTAGAAAGTAACAGGACGTTTGATATACTTCATGAGATGGCTAAAAATAATCCTATTTATTTGAAACCACTTGCCGAGGCAATGGAAGCTACTGGTGGAGAAGTAGATCAAATCTACAAACTACACCGTTACATGGAGAATAGAATTGGTCTAGTTAAAAAAGCTTTCTATGATGCTGAACCTGAAATACCTAGTGCAGTTGTACAAGGTTTGAACAGTGTACGTTATAATCATGTCTTATCTGGTCTTGCTCCACTACGAGCTATGGCTGGTAACATGATGTTAACAGGACTTAAACCAGCTTCAGTATTAGTAGGTGCAAAACTTACAGGCGATGCTGATACATTTAGAAAAGCTTTGTGGACATATGGTGGTTTTACAGAAAACATTAAACGTGCCTATAAAGTTATGGGTGACGAATGGAGACTAGCTAAAACCAAACCTGAAGAAGCGATGATGCGTGGTCGTGCAGACTTACGGCAATCTAAAATAAATGACTTTGATGCTATGGAATCCATGGCTGAAGTTTGGAAAAGAGAAGGTGAAACTGGTAAGGTTGCTTTATGGAACTTATCTAAAGGTTTAACATGGTATAACAACAACCCATTTGTAAGATGGGGTACAAATGCTATGTATGCTATTGACGGATTTACTGGCTCTATGATGGCTAGTGGTTCTGCTAGGTCTAAAGCTTATGCTCAAATGATGGAAACTCATAATGGAGCGTTTAGTAAAACAGCTTTTAATAAATTACAACGAAAATTATATGACGATGCATTCGATGCTAGTGGTGTTTTAACTGATAAAGCAGCTAAACACGCTACAAAAGAAATCGCTTTAAACGTTGATAATGATTTAGCTAACAGATTAAACAAAATCATTGAAAGAGTTCCAGCTGCAAAATCTTTATTCATGTTCCCTAGAACTGGTCTTAATGCTTTAAACGTTGCTTGGACATTTACTCCGGGTAGCAGCTTAATACCAGTATACACTAAAGCTCGGAAGGTTCTTTCCGCACAAAGTATCGGAGAGATGACTGAAGCTTTAGCTGAACATGGTCTTGAATATAGTGATGAAGCATTTGCTACACTTAAATCTGAGTACATTGGTCGTCAGTTGATGGGTGGTGCAGTAGTTACAGGTGCTGGTATATGGGCACTAGAAGGTAATCTTACTGGTAATGGTCCTCATAGTGCTGGTGAACGTAAACGTATGCAAGATATGGGTGCTAAATTTAACTCTATTAAGAACCCAATCACAGGTGAATGGCATAGTTATAAAGGTTTTGAACCCTTTGATACTATGTTAGGTTTAGTTGGTGATATAGTATACTATTCTAATCGTCTAGATCAATCATTTACTGATCAGATGTATCAGAAATTAGCGTTTTCTATTAGTATGAACATAGCAAACAAGACATTCCTCAATGGATTTGAACCTCTTGTGTCTATGTTTTCTGGTGATGAAGGTGCATTCAAACGATTTATTGTAAACCAAGGTGATGCAATGATACCGTTCGCACCGTCTGGTATTAGAAGCGTACTAAACAATGCTATAACACCACAATTAAAGGATGTAGAAAATGACTGGGGTGCGTTAATTAATAATAAATGGAAGTTTTTACATAGAAGTGGTACCGATGAGGACTTCTTACAAGACCAAATGGATATCTATACAGGTAAGCCTATTAGATTCTACGAACCAATGACGGCTGCAGTCAATGCATTTATGCCTTTTGGTAAGTCCAATGGTGGTATGGAGCCTTGGAGACAATGGTTAATCAGTACAGGATGGGATAGTCAACCTACTATGGAACGTAATCCTATCACTGGAGAGATGCTTAGTACCCAAGATAGATGGAAAGTTAATAACTGGATAGCACAACATATGAATCTATCAGGTCAGATAGAGGATATGATGAATGCCCCTGATGATTTTTGGAACAAAAAATTAAAGGAGTATAAAAAAGCAAGAGGTTGGAAAAAGCAGACAGAGTTTCCTATTAAAGAACTGGTAGTCCATCAAGAGCTAGATAGAATTCATAGAGAAGCTATGAAATATGCTTGTTCATACCTAGAAAGATATCATGAAGAACATTCTGCTATAGGTCAGCAGAACGCTAGAATTAAGAATGCACTACGCCGAGGTGATATACCTGAGGCTGTAAAAGGTGCTGAATATAAAGAAGACCTAAAAAACATACTTGGCATTGATAAGTAATGGCAACAACTGAAAATTTACATAATGGAACGGGTTCACAAGACACGTTCGCATTCACATTCCCATACCTTAAGGACACTGACATTAAAGTTAGTGTCGGAGGTACTTTAAAGACAGTAACCACCCATTACACTTTACATACTCCAACTACAATTAAATTCACTAGCGGTAATATACCTGCTAGTGGCACAAGTAATGTCAGAATTTATCGAGAAACAGCTGATACTGCATTACAAGCTACGTTCTATCCGGGTTCAGCTATACGTTCAAATGATTTGAATGATAACTTTACTCAAAACCTATATGTTGTACAAGAAAATAACAATAGAGTTGATAAAGCATGGCAAGAAGATGAAGAAACAATTATCAGTACTGAAACATGGTATACAACTGATGACACAAAAATAGCTACTACTAAAGCTATTGAAGGTCGTATTGATACCAAAATAGATTCAGCACTAGTGGACGATATTGCAGCTGGATCAAGTATAGATATAACAGATAACTCACCTAGTTCTGGTAAAGTAACTATTGGTGTGATAGCTGCTACTGGATCTAACTCTGGTAGTATGTCAGCTGCAGATAAAAGTAAATTAGATGGTATAGAATCTAATGCTACAGCAGATCAAACTGATGCAGAAATCAGAGCTGCAGTGGAAGCTGCTTCAGATTCTAATGTATTCACAGATGCTGACCATAGTAAGCTTAATGCTATTGAAGCTTCAGCTACAGCAGATCAAACAGCTAGTGAAATAAGAACACTTGTAGAATCAGCAACAGATTCTAATGTATTTACTGATGCAGATCATAGTAAGTTAAATGCTATTGAAGCGTCTGCAACAGCAGATCAAACAGCTAGTGAAATAAAAACACTACTACAATCTGATAAACTTACTGATTCTGAAATAGCATCAGGTACTTTAGATAATAGGTATTACACAGAGACAGAGTTAAATGCTGGACAATTAAATAACCAGTACTATACAGAAACAGAATTAGATGCTGGTCAATTAGATAACAGGTATTATACAGAGACTGAACTTAATGCAGGTCAGCTAGATAACAGATACTTTACAGAAACTGAATTAACAGGAGGTGCTTTAGATGGAAGGTATTTTACAGAAACTGAATCTGACGCTAGATATTTTAATATAAGCTCAGGTGATACCATTAAAGATGGTGATACCTTCCCAGATAATGACACAACCATAGCCACAACTGCTGCTATCAATGATAGGATTATTGATCTTGTTGATGATGTAGGTGGTTTTGTACCAATAGCAAATGAAACATCTTTCCCTAACGCTAACCCTGACGTTAATAACGGGGCTGGAACTCTTGTATCTATTAAAGCTCTCAGCAGCAACCTTACCTCTGATGGATCTGGAGTTGCAACCATTTCTAATGGTACTGTAGGTAATTCAACAGTTACTATTAATGGATTAGCTAATAGCACAACATATGCTGCTACTTTTGGAATGATCGTAGAAACTACTACGACATTAAATACTTATACATTCCATAGATTAGTACCTAAAGCTACTGAAGTGACTACGGTTGCTGGTAATATATCTAATATTAATGCCGTTGCTAATAACGCTAGTAATATTAACAGTGCCGTAAGTAATGCTTCAAATATAAATAGTGCAGTAAGTAATGCTTCTAATATTAATTCAGCAGTAAGCAACGCATCAAACATAAATACTGTTGCTGGAAATAATACGAATATCAACACTGTTGCTGGTATTGATTCCGATATAACTACAGTTGCTGGTGTCAGTTCTAACGTAACAACAGTTGCTGGTATCAGCTCTGACGTAACTTCTGTTGCTGGAAACAGTACAAATATTAATGCTGTTAATTCAAACGCAACCAATATAAATACCGTTGCTGGTGCTGCTACAAACATTAATACTACGGCTGGTTCAATAGCTAACGTTAATACAGTAGCTACCAATATCTCTAATGTTAATGACTTTTCTGATAAGTACCGAGTAGCAAGTTCAGCACCTACATCTGGTTTAGATACTGGTGATCTTTACTTCGATACAACAGGTAATGAGTTAAAGGTATACAACGGATCAGCTTGGCAAGGTGGTGTGACAGCTACTGGAAACTTACTATCTAAATCTGGCGATCAGATGACAGGTAATCTTACCTTCTCTGGTAGCCAAACAGTTGATGGTAGAGATGTTTCTGTCGATGGTGCAAAACTAGATACTATAGATTCTAATGCTAATAACTACACACACCCTAACCACTCTGGAGAAGTAACATCTACAGCAGATGGTGCGACTGTTGTTGCAGATAATATAATTGATGAAGCTAATTTAAAAGTATCTAACTCACCTACTAATGGTCAGTTCTTATCTGCTCAGTCTGGTAACACAGGCGGTTTAACGTGGGCTACTGTTGATCTAACAAATTTAAGTGCAAATAATTTAACTTCTGGGACAGTACCAGATGCAAGATTTCCTGCAACACTTCCAACAGCTAGTGGAGCTAATTTAACTTCATTAAATGCAAGTAATATTTCATCTGGAACAATTTCAGCTTCTAGAATTCCTACATTAAATCAAAATACAACAGGAACTTCAGGTGGTTTTACAGCAGGGTCAGCATCTAACCTAAATACTGGGACTATACCTGATGCAAGGTTCCCCGGAACACTACCAGCAATTAACGGTTCAAACTTAACCAACATTACAATACCTTCGAGTATTAGTGGAAATAAGACATTTACAGGAAGCGTTAAATCAGAAAGTCAATTTCTTTTAGATATGCCTTCAGGGGGTGCTTATTCCTGTGTCTTTGATCGTGTGAACTCTGAACATACAATGATGTTCAAACAAGGGGGAACAAATTGCGCCAAACTTACAGTTTCAGATAGTAGTGCTGGTGATATAACACTGCACAATTTAGTCAATGGAAAGTATTTAAGTGTAAGTAGTCTTGTCGGAGGAGGTTTATATTTCTACGATGGAACGGGTGCTCAAGATGTATTGCATGAGAATAATATAGGTTCAGGTGGGAAATTAGCAAATAAGAATGTTTACGTCAATCAGATTCACGGTGATGGTTCAAACCTAACCAACTTACCATCTTCATCTGCTAGAGACTTCACTCCTACAAATACAATAGGTGCTACAAAACCAGCCGTAGCTATAGATTCAAGCGGTAATGCAACAGAAGTTATCGTTGAGCCAGATACAGTATTTAAAAATGACACGGCTCAAAACTCAGTTGCATGGTTAAACAATCAAAACACTACACCAAATTACGGTGGTAGTACTAATACTGCTTATTGTACAATCAATGGTATAGATTATATAGTCTCAGTATGGGTTGATAATGGTAATAATGACTATGGTTGGTATAGATGTGGAAAAATAGATACGACTGTAGATTCAAGTAATAGGACTATCGTATGGGGCACAGCAGCCGCATTTGCAAGTAATTCAATGCCTAGACAAGGTCTTGCTATCTGCGCTCTAAATAATACTGGTAGATTTGTTATTGAAGGCGGGTATTATAGTGGTTGGAATAATGTTCGATACCATTGTGCAACTATAAACACAGGTACCTTAGCTTTAACTTTCCAGACAAACGGTGGTAGTGGAGATCAAATTGGTGGTAGTTCTGTTTATACATCTCAAAGGCACTCTCCCAACTGGGCATTAGTTTGTAAAAGTGACAATGCTGCAGTAGCGGTGATCCAAGAAGGTTATTATACCAGACCTAGAATAGGTATGATTATCCACACTGGTAGTGCTTTTAGGACTAGTCAATTTGAAAGTCTTACTGCTGACATGAAACCAGAGGGACCATTTACGCTGGCTATTGAAAGTACAGGAACAGGTAGTAAGGGGGTATTTCTATGTTATAGATCTAACAGTGGTTCAGATATGTATGCGAAGCATATATTAACTCCTACTGATGCAAATATTAGTTATAATGGTGTATCTCAAACTTGGACTTCAGGTTCAACAAACACTGGATTAGGTTGGTATGGAACAGAAAATGGCATAAATTCTGGGAGAATACCCGGTCAGAATTCTTACTGGATTAGTTTAGTTAAACCTAGTGCATCTCCATGGACTAATCAAGTCCAAGTACTGACATATGACTACGGTGGTACAACTATCACAAATAGACATTTAACCGCTCCATCAATTAGTGGTAGTAGTTTGCAACTTGATAATAGGTTATATGGTTTCTGGGATTATAATGCTAGTAAGTTAATATTACATTGGAACAGGAATGATAGTAATGTACAAAAATTGGAGACATCCTACGGTACGCCCGGAGTTTTTGGTACTGGGTTTAGTTTCTCAACACCAGTTATACACGATTCACTACATGACTACGGCATGGTTAGTGGAGTTGCTGCATGGGGAGTTCCACGAACGTTTGATCGTCAACCACCTCTACAGCTAAGTAATAATCCCGGTATTTACTTAACATCTGGTGCAATAGACACTAATTATGGAAGGATATATATGGAGTTTCTATCCGTATCACCTAAAAAAATTAATAATGATACTTTTGTAGGTTTTGCTACAGCAGCTAGTGGTGGTGGAAGTGTGAACGTAGCTTTACCCGGAAGTACTATTACCAGTCCTTTGAATGGTGTTACATTAACTACAGGTAAAACACATTACCTTGATATGAATGCTGGTCAAACTGCGCCTACTCTTACAACAACACAAACATCTACAGGTAAAGCAGTAGGTGTAGCTTTATCAGCCTCTGTCTTATTAATACAATAGTATGAAAACTTTAATCAATAAAACTTCTAAAACCTCTTGGTTTATATTCGAAGATTCTGATGTCGTAACGATTGGATCAGATTTAACTTCTGTAGGTAGTCCAGTTGAATATAATATTCAATGGGCTACTTCAGCTAATTCAGAATTAATTACAAATATCTCTAAACCCTCAGACTATTACCCTCGTAGATATAGGTATACAGATGCAGGTTGGGTTAATAACCACCCTACTGATGATGGTAGAACTTATACATGGGATGATACAGACAGAATATGGACTTGGGCTAATATAGAAACAACACCACCTACCGATGAATGGAAAGCTGGTGATTATTAATTTGTAAAATAAATGGACTTACCATCCATCCGTCTGACTAGTTCTAAACTTCCAGATGCTTTAGAGATGCCTAGCATCCCTCTAAAACCGCCTACTGCAGATATGCCAGTATTCCCACCCATTGTCATACCTCCTAGTAATTTAGAGGCTCCAGAAGGAGTAGAAATGCAGAAAGAAAAAGAAGAAGTACAGACGGAACAACCTAAATTAAACTTACCTGTTGTAGATATAGAATTACCTTTACCGACTGCTGAAGTCGTAGCTACTGCTACTTATGCAGCTGTTGCAGCTGTAGCCACTACCACCTTAGCTACTCCTTTTTTCGCACAGATTAAAAAACAAGTACAAAAATTCTTACAGAAAAAAGTAGATAAATGGAAGGAAAACCGCCAGAAAAAGAAAAAGAAAAGGGACTCCTCGGTAAGCTGAAGGATGCAGCAGAGGATCAAGAACATCAAATACAAATCTTAGGTACATTCGTGAGGCTTGGCGTTGTCGTCTGGTCCGGGTTTATTATTAC